GGATTATTCCCCCGGACTTCTTAAGTATTTGTCGTATCATACTACGACTGTATCACTCTAAACAGAGTATATAGTTGATTGTTAAACGACTATCTTTAGTAGAGATTTTGTGTGTATCATTTGTATCTTTACTTGCCTTTACTGTTAGTACACAGAAAGAAAGAAAGCTACTTATTTGACTTGTCACAAAGTCTTTTTATCGACGGTCATAAGACTGCGCTTCGACCTAATGGAAGCGTTCAGCAACCCCCCTATTTAGGGATTTTGATTATTATTGATCATTATTGAACATTATTGTATATATTATTTGAACATTTATTAACCCAAAACGAGAGCTAAATAATAAAAACAGCTCAAAACGATTGGTAGATCGTTTGTACCTCGCCATATTGGTGAGGACAAATTAAACTACAAGGACGAAGGTGTTTTTCGTTTGCTACGGGACGCGAACAGCACCCTCACTACGCACCTACGTGTGTGAGATAGGGTTACAAACCCTTTGATGGAGTCTTCGTCAGCAGGTCATTCCTGCATTTAGACTCTGTAGACCCGGACACATAACGGCCACCTTGTGTCTTGGCCATCGGAAGGGAATATCCTCTACATTTTTGCTGCGGTGGGCGAACAACCCCGCATGTATTGGATTTGGAAAAGATTAGAATCTTTCCTCTTGATCATGAATATTAGTTAGTTACGTTAGAAATAACCAGGAATTTGCCTCTGAAGAGTGTGGTAGTGCCACATCCTCTGGACTAGGTTTTTAGACCGCATAATTGTCCATTGTACCGAGGCCCTTTGTCCCATTCCTGCCTGGACAGCAGGAGCTGGCCCCTTCGGCCCGGTTGATCCCGTTAATGATCACAAGGGTGTCATGAACCCCATTGCCGTGGATCGGCTGTTATCTGAAGAAGCTTCTTCTAGTAACCCGGCTATTAGCAGATCGAGCTCTCGCTCTCTGCCTAGCCTTCCAAACAGGTATCCTTCACCTGCTTCAGCACTTAATGAGTGCTCTCGGGGTACTTTGTACCCCACTCGGCGTCAGTGTGAGTCACTGCCGCCACCCCCTCGTGTTTGGGGGGACCCCGATGACGATTGTATCAGTCTGCCATCGAGCAGCGACAGTGATTCGGATTTCTCTATCGACAACTTGTTGTGTGATCCGTGCCTTCGCTCTATTAAGCGGCCTGTTCCTGTTCAAGGCGAGATGCAAAGTGAGTATCGCAATGCTAATTGTAAACATATCGCTCGCCCCGTTAACGATATCTCAGATGACGTTTTGTCGTACTTGTCTTCTGTAATGAAAACTATTGATAACCCCCTTGTAAATGATTTTATTGTTCCTACTGTTTTGTGGTTTTCCACGTTGGTGGGATGTTCCACCGTTGCTTCCCGAATTTCTTGTTGTTTGATGTATATAGATAGATTGTCTCCCAATGGAGCTATTCCCTTGCTCACTGGCATTATGAGAGAAATTATGCCAGTCTCTCCCACGGCGTCAGCCATTGATACGCTTGATTCTATGTTTTCCCGTATTGAGAACGGCATGACCACTGGTGCTTATCCTATATTTATCAAGGCCATTACCATAATAGGCTGTCTTCCACTTTTGAAGCAGCTTGGCATTAATTCTGTTTTGGGTCAGATTGGCATGGTCAATTTGTCTGTTATCGGCACCAAGAAACGGACAGATGAAATGCTGATGGATCTTGTTCGTTGTGTTCTTGACGTTATAAAGCAATTCGTCTCGGCCAATTCCGGTGGCATGTCCTTCTCTCAGTTTTCTGCTTCAGTCAGCACTTTGGTGCAGTACGAGAGTTCCCGTTCATACGGGGACGTTGCCGTACCTGGCTGTATGGACAATATCCAATATCTCAATCTACTGTCCCAATGTATCCACACCCAAGGCGTTATCTTTGCTTCTTTTGGCTCTCGTAGCCAGAGTGAGCGCAACGACTATACCTTCCTGTTCCGTACTTTGGATGGGCTGGCTCGCAGGTATAACGCTAGTAAAGGAGACAAGGATCGTGAGGAGCCCTTTGTTATAGGCATCATTGGACAGCCCGGTACGGGCAAGACTGATATTGCCAAGATGCTCATCTGTGCCTCATTGGAGTGTCTTGGCCACGTTGGCATGACTAGTGAGAATATTTATTGTAAGAACGGTGAGCGATGGTGGGATGGACTTAACAATGGTATCCACCGTGCCGTTCTTATGGATGAATTCGCTTGTATGAAGAAGGATGTGGGAGCACAGGTAAATCTCGCTTCTTTTCAGAACATCCTCATAGCTACTAGTGGCGCTCCGTTTCAGACACCACAGTCAGTAGCTGAGAACAAAGCAGGAGTATATTTGAAGGCTGACGTTTTCGCCTTGCTTTCCAACTCTGTTGGCTTTGGCGCCTCAGACTATGTCCAGCATATGGACGCCTTTGGAAGGCGTTTTGCTGTTGTCTTCGACATTGCGAAGGTGAAGGACCATTATAGATCTGATACTCATACTGGTATTGATACGTCTAAGGTTCCGCCGGACGCTGTTGATTTGGTCGATATCAACGTGCTCGTGTATCAGTGCGCGCAGAAGAAGTTCATTCCCGTCAACAATCCCGACAGTTCGCCGTTGGTTATAACTACTACTCAGGCGATTGAGTACACAAGACAAATGGCTGCTATTCATCTTCTCAATCGCAAAGCCATGGCCAATAGGGCTTCGCATCCGCCTCATCGCCCTGTCCAGGATCTTCCTGGCCAGCTTGAGTGTCTTCTGGCTGCACGTCGTCCTGTTCCTCCTCCTGATGTTGTCATCACAGCTCAGCCAACATCGTCTCTTGGAGAGACTCTTGCTATGGCTTCAGCTGTGCCGGGAGTCTTGATGTTGACTGCCGCTATCAAGTGGAGGCAACCTAATGGTCAGAAGAGCAACATGTTTTCCATGTTTGTTTTTGATTGCGTGAATTTCTTTCGTAAGAGCGTTGGGGCAATCCTGTGGATTAGTATTATAGGAGGTTGTAGATTTCTATGTTATTTTCTTGAAGCGTCTGTCTTTAAGTATGCTATGACCATGTCACAGAGGCGTCTTGCTGCATCATCTGTTTACTTCTCTCAAGTCCTGTCTTACCCGAAGAGCTTTGACGATTGTTTGACGCGGTGTGAAGATCGTTTCTTGTCTCGCTTTATTGACGTTTCTACGTACAGGGGTCTACTGCGAGCACTTGAGATTCTTGTCCTGTGTATCGGTGGATACAGTGTTGTTCGCCGTATCACCCGGAAGACTCCTGGAGCGTCAAACGATCAGGGGTTGGTTGATAGTACTACTGGGGTTGAAGTCTCGTCTTCGCCCCACCATCCGGTTCTCACTTCCGCTAATTTCGGCCAAGAAGTTGCCCTCACTAGGAGGTCAAAGAGTGTCTGGACTACCCCTTCTGTGTACCTTCCCTTTGGCCCTTCTACGTGCAATGAGGGGAAAATTATGGAGATTGCACTCGCAAATGTGGTGCTGATTCGTACGGGCAAGACTCGTTTCTATGCCACGTGTGTTGTTGGCAATTACTACATGTATGCATCGCATTGTAATATATTTGAGAATACTGATATATCTGTCTATATGACGAAAGATGGTCCCAGTGGCCCTGAATTCGTCACCGTCTACAATGGAACTCTTGTTCCCGGAATGGTTAGTGCGGTGAACGCTGAGACCTCGATTATTTATATTCCAGGTGTAGCACCCAGGCGCTCGGTTCTTCCGTGGATGATGGCCACAACTCCTGAGATGCCGCGTATTCAGTATGTCACTAGGACTATTGACTTCGAAGGATCTCTCCCCGTTGTCGACAAGGGGGTTGGAGATGTACGGGTTTACACCACCGGTTCTTTTACCGGTGTGGGCCTTCGTCATGTCGGCTCACGCAACTCCTACCACGGTCGATGTGGCCTGCCTGTTATTGTTCAGGTTGGAAAACAAACAGTCATGGCTGGGGTCATTGTTGCGGGTGTTGTTGGAACTCTCGATAACTTTGCTAGCCTTGTATCTGCGGATGAGTGCCGCAAAGCTATGTCTCGTATTAGCGCTGGTCCCGCTGTTCCCACATCCGGCATGGATTTTGCTGATACATTGGAGTCTCTGGGTATGGACAGCTCGCTTCCTGTGTCGCGAGTGTACCACTCGCACTTCCAGCCCAACTCGGGAACTGGAGAGTTCCTTGCCATTGACCCTCGTAAAATGGGGTCTACCATCAAGGCTCAAATCTTCAATGCTCCCTGCTCTGAAGATGTGTACTCTTCGTTTCCTGGGACACGCTTTGCCTGGCGTGCTCCGAACATGGGCCATACACGTGTTGATGGTGTCTATATGAGTAAGGAGACCCACGCCTTGCGAGCGCTCAATGCCAATTACTCCCGCGGTATCAATGTAGCCGTGATGGATGAGGTCGCTGCTCATCTCACCAAAAAGTGGGTTGTGCACTGTGACCCCCAAACTCTTCATGTCATTACGGTTGACACTGCTTGCAGAGGCACCATGTCTCTTGCTCATGTGAATTCTATTCGGCGCCAGTCGTCAGTAGGATTTCCTCATAAGGGTAGGAAGGGTGAGTATATGATTCCTGGACCTTCTTCTGATGCGCCAGATGGGTATATCATAAACGATGTTATCAGAGAGGCAGTAGACAACAATCTCTCCAGCTTCTCTAAAGGTGAGAGAAGTAATAGTGTGTGGACTTCCTTTGCCAAACTGGAACCCGTGTCCGAGACCAAGTCTCTCACGTGTAACACGCGCATTATATCGAGTGGTGAGTTCAGTTTGCTCGTTATAATGAAGGCTTTATTCGGTATGGCGACGGATGTCATGTTGTCTAAGCCTTTGTTGTTTGAGACAGTGTGCGGTCTCAACTGCTTCAGCACGGACTGGGCAGACTTTGCTAAACTCCACGCCGGGGGTTATGGTGTCATCAATAGTGACTTCAAGGCATACGACAAGACTATTCCCTCCATTGTTATGCAGTATGTATTCACCGTGCTGATTGGCTTGTGTCGTGTCTGGTACAAGGATTGGAGCGACGAGGTGGAGCAGATTGCTAGGGGTGTGATGACGGAGTGCTCGTTCCCCATATTCCATCTTGATGGGCATTTCATTGGTTTCGCCGCCTCTAATCCCTCAGGTCAATGGCTGACTCTGATATGTAACGGAGTTGCGCAATCTCTCATGTTGAGGTATATCTACGTGAAGGTGCGCGGTGGTTCCGTCACTGAGTCTTTAGGACAATTTGAAAAGGACATCGTGTTCTCTTCATTAGGTGACGATGGTACCATGACTATGCATGGCAAGCCCGTGCTTACTCAGCCCATATTGGTTGAACAGTACGCGTTGCTTGGCTTGACGTACACTGACGCTAACAAGGGCGTCCAGATCAGTGATTATGACGCTCCTGGTACTAATACTATCGGGAAGCGCCATATCCTCTACAGTGAGGGTAGGGTTCTGTGTCCTATGGAGTTCAAGGCGATTGGTAAGATGTTGACGACGGCTGTTGATGACACGGCCATGCCTGTTGCAGACAAGATGCGAGCATCATTTGAGGCTGGAGCGTGCGAATTCGCCATGTACGGTCGAGCTTACTATGATACTAATATATCGCGGTTGCGAGAAATCGCAGTAAAGTATTCTTACTCCTCACCCCGTTTCGAAAATTGCACATTCGATTCCATTATTGGCAGATTTGATTCTGCTGTGCTAACTCCCCACATTCCGAGTGACGAAGGTGATGTGGTTGAATGATTAATTATTGTATGTTATAAGTAATATGTAAATTAGCTGTGTACAATAGAGATCGGATTGTGCGCAACGGTTTGTGTGACACCGGAAAATTCTCTTCTGGCAGTGCCTGGATATTTGTTCTCTGGATCATTGTGATCAGGAACCTAGCCCCACTGTACGTTTGTAAGAATCCCCGTGCGCTATCGGACGTTGATGCAAGTGCCTTACTAGCTTAGCCTACCCTTGAGGTATTGCAGCTTGTGGAATTTGTATTTTATTAGTGACCATATATAGTGATTGATTATTAGTCAAAACCCCGGTCGGGACCGGTTAACAAGTCCCAAACAATACAACAAACTACAATGATTAATGAAAATAACGTAGTTGATAGTAGCAACATCGGCCCTGTTTCCACAAAACAGAGTGCTGAAAAGACGATGACGGCTTCGGTCGCTATCGCAAATGTACCCATTGCCGAGAAGAAGCATGAGACAGTCATGTTTTCTCAGGAATCCACTGCTATGGGTGTGTCGATTAAGACACAGATGGATGAGACCTTCAAAGATGGAGGTATGGACACTGAAGCAGGATTGGGGGAATTCCTGTCCCGCCCGGTCCAATTGGACCTGGGAGGAGCCTTCAAGTCGTTCCTATGGGTTGTAGGAGCTGGCGGAGTTGGGACGTACTTGATCAACATCGATCCATGGAGACTTTGGCAAGCGAATGCCAAGGTGAAGCAGAAGTTGAGCAACTTTGCTTATCTGCGAGGGACTCTCAAAGTTCGCTGGATGATAGCGGGCACGCCATTCCACTATGGGAGAGTGCTGATATCGTATCTGCCGTTCGGGACAGCGAACGACATCGACTCTCAAGCTCTCGGATATATGAATCCGGAGGGATACCTTATGTATTCCTCGATGAAGATGTGCACCGAACTGGATCCGACGACGAGCACTCCCGTGGAGATGACCTTACCTTACGTCAACCCATGGAATTGGCTATCCATACCAGCAGCGGAGAGTCTTGGTACTCTTCAGCTACTGGAGATGGTGCCTTTGTCGCGCGCGAACGATACGGCAGTAACGACTATAGCCGTGACGGCATTCGCGTGGATGGAGAACGTCGAATTGTGCGTGCCGACACTGGCCGTCCCGACTTCTGGCAAAGAACAGCCTACTCAGTCGTCGATTTCTGGGATGGCCTCTGCTGTTGCGGCGGCCGCAGGCGCCATTAGCAAGGTGCCTGTTATTGGTCCTTATGCTAAGGCCACACAGATAGCATCCTCTGGTGTATCGGATATTGCGAAGATGTTTGGAATGTCTCGCCCTACCGATGCGAGCAAGCCGACACAGGTTAAGTTTGTTAGCGAGAGTTCCATGGCGTTTTTGCAGGGTGCTAGTTTGGCCCAGAAACTCACGTTGGATCCTCAGCAGGAGTTATGTGTCGATCCCAATACTGTTGGTCTCGGCTCTGGCGATGAGATGACTTTTGAGTCCATCGTTAATAGGGAATGTTTTCTCACAGTCGTCACGTGGACTGATGCGGGAGGTACCTTTCTTACGAGTGGAGCTTCCGTTCCTGCGAATATAGGTGCACTGTTGTTTGCCTGCAACGTTACTCCCAATCTTTGCAAGCGAACTCAGACCCGCGTTGGTACGTTTGGTACTTACCAAATCTCTCAACCGACTCCAAGCATGATGGTGGCTCGCGCATTTAACTTTTGGCGTGGAACTATGGTGTTTCGTTTCCGCGTGATTGCGTCTAGTTTTCACCGTGGATATCTCAGGGTCAATTATGACCCTTTGACGGCTACCCAGCCTCTGGATACCAACTCTCAGATGACTCATGTTCTTGACATCTCTGAGGCCAGAGAGCTGGTCGTGAGAGTTCCTTGGTGTTCTAAGTCGCCTTATCTCGAGGTTGCGTCTCAGAAGTATGAACCACTGGAGAACTACTCTCCAGCGTTGTTTAACGGCACTATCAACTATGCCTACAACAACTTCGATGTGACGAAGCACAACGGCTGTTTAACTGCCGTGATTGTTAACACCTTGGTAGCGCCTAATGCTCAGCCTGCGTATATCATTGTCAGCTCTTGGATGGAGGATTGTGAGTTCCAGTCTCCATCTAATCGGATCTTTAATGATTTTCCGATTTTCGCCGCTCCAACCTCGGGAGCTGACGATGCCGTTGTCTTAGCCAAGGGCAACTTGTCTGAGGGCATGAGCCAGGTGTGTTTTGGTGAGAGGTGTTTTTCTGCGCGTTCACTTATGAAGAGGTCGAGTCTCTCATATGTGTTGATGCCCAACTCTACGGTCGCATCAGCTGTTAGTTGGACTTCTACCATTACCTTACCGGCTTTTCCACTGGCTACATGGGCAGATCAGGACTTGGCTGTGCGCTGCATCCAAGTCTCTTATCTCACGTACTTCGCGTCGGCTTTTAACATGCGCCGCGGTGGAGTGCGTTACGTGGTTGTCTGGGATGATGGAACGGTTGCTAGTCGGGCTTCTCCCCCGACTGTGCAGTTTACTACTACCGCACAGTACACACGTTCATGGGATGCGGTGTGTCCAGGAACAGCCGGCTCAGTTAACCCGTACTACACTCTTGATCAGGTCAAAACGACCCAGGACACTGTTACGCGGCCTAATATTATCAAGAGGAATTACTCTGGGTACGAGGGCTTGTATGTGGTTAATCACGCTACTGGTGAGCGTGTCCATGAGATCGAGATTCCTAGTTATAGCGCTACTAGGTTTACTTACGCTGGGTTCTGTCCCATTCAGAACTGGGTAACTGACAACACGCAGTTTACTCTTCAGCAAAACCCCAGCGAAGTTGGCTTTCAGTGTTGGAAAGGCAACGTTAGAACCTATGGTTCGCAAGCTTTTACTGCCAATGTTTATTCAGCAGCAGCGGAAGACCTCGCGTTCTTCTGGTTCCAAGCGGTCCCACCGCTTTACACTCTAGTGGGTACATAAGACATTGTAGTCGGATACAATGCGCCATTATATGGCATAATACTTCCGGATATTTCAATTTATTGATACTGTATCCGTGAGGGATACGTTTCGACAAATTTTAAAATCCGGCGGATTATCTCCGCTTCGCTTTCCCC